TGTATTTGCCAGCGGAGAAGGATAGGGTTCCAGTTAGTCTAACGTCTGCTGGGTTTAAGATAATGTATTTTACTGGCAAGCTAACTGATTCCTCAGCAGCTAGATTCAAGTTGCCGAAAACTCTGTTTAAGTTTCTTAAGTCATTCTGCTTGAGCTCAGCATCAAATCTATAAGTAAAAACGTTACCAGAACGATAATACTCTCTAAAGAACTTATCTTGAAAAGCTAGGATATTAATTTTCTTAAATAAAGCATTAAAGAATTCTCTAGACTTTTTGCTGCCCCCCTTGAAATAAATTTGGTTAACTGAAAACTCAGTCATCAAATCAATCGTGTTTCTAAAAACGGAAAAATTATAATAAGCCTTTTGGCACAACTTAACGGCATCTCTTACATCAATTAAGTTCCGGTTACCGCTACCGTAGCCATCAGATGAGTACTTAAACGGTACTAGTCCGTCATCAATGTTTTTATATTTGTCAGTTCTTTCTATGGTCGAAGAAGCATTTCTTCTGGTTCTAGTGGAGGCCGTAGCGACTTTGGGTGAAGAACCTTCAGACATTAGCGGCAAAGGAAGTGATGTCTGAGTCTGACGTGGGGTGTTTTCTGGTTTTTTGCTCATTTTCGACCTATAAAATTAACGGTGTAAATTTATTCGTTTAAAATTACACTATATTCTCACGTATTCAACGTAAAAAATACAGTTTTTTTAAAAGAGAGAAAAAACTAGATTTAAGTCCAAGCCCCAGTCAGTAATTGAACCCTAGCCCAATGATCTGTATTGATGCATAAGTATAGATAACCAGTATCAAAGGCTATTTGCCCGCTAACTCCGTGAGAACCAGTGCTAGTTGGAACGTGCGGAGACTGAGCAATTAGACCCCCGCTCACAATACCACTACCTCCAACGCTCAAGCTACTATTATGATGGCTAGTTCCATCTACAACTAAAGTGCCTTTATTCGTAATGTTTCCGCTAGATACAGTGTTTCCGCCTATATTTAAATCGTTATTAAAGTAGCCAGTACCGTAAAGCTCTACGTCGCCGCTAACGAAGTTATTTCCCACTACATTTAAACCATTGTAAGTACTAGAATAACTTGTCAAAGCTCCCGTACCCACGGACAAACCCCCTCCTAAGATATAAGAATCTTCATGAGAAGAGACCTTACTTTTTGCTGTTCCAGATAGATTATAAAGAACTAAATTAGTTCCCCCAGCCTCATGCTCAATCTGCCCCTTAGAATCACTCAAGGAACTTACTGATCTAACTCCTTGATTACCAGATACATCTAAATCGAAGGCGGGGACATAGCTCTCTGGAAAGCCAATTCCATAATTACCTACGTCTCCATCAAATATAAAACAATTACTTGTATTATTTGCTTTCCTTACTATTAGATTGTCGTTCGTGGTATCTACGTAAACATAATTATCAATACTGGTAGAGCCACTTGCCGTGAAAACTCCAGTACCATTAACTATTACATCTTGCGCTGAAACATGCCCAGATACATGAAGCTTGTGTTGAGGGATCAATCCTTCTCCTATGGATAGCTGATCTCCAGTATGATCATAGAACAAGCCATAAGCGCCTTTAAAATAATTCTGCCCAGCATGGCCGCTAGCAAATTGGATTTGGCCATCTGTGCCACTTGGACCCGATTGACCAACATCTAGAATATAACCAGATAACTCTGGCTTATAAATTTGATTTACTCTTATCTTATTGTCGGGCATCTCGTTTTTTTCTCCAATGTACAGAATCTATTACACTTTTTTAAATTAATCTGGGGGTAAAAGTAGCAGCTACATTTTCTACCTTTAGGTTTTTCATGTCGAAATAGCTCCTTAAAGCCCAGTTAGCTAACATTAGTGTAGTGTAGTTATCTCGTCTAGCTCTATTAACAGACGTGCTTCTTTTTAAGTGATGCGGCAAGTCAAATGTCTGAGTACCCTTAGCTGTACTCTTAACCTCAATTAAAGCGCATTGCTTCTTAGTTTGGTGTATTAGGTCGTCTTGCGTCTCAATAAGGTCTAGAATACTTTCCGCGTTAGTTTCTTTTATTGGTATTCTTTGATTTACGGTTTTATCGAAAACTGAGCCGTTAGCCGTTGTTTTTGACGAGAACCATATTCTCTTATGGTCGATGGAAGTTTGTAGGTATTCGTTTGCTCTCCGTATAAAGTCACTAGTGAAAATTTGCTTAAAACAAATATTACCAAGTTCTTTATTGTATTTAGATTTAGCTTCTATTAAAGCCTTTTGATAATCAGTACCATCAGCATTACTGTTAAAATCAAAGAACCCTAATTTAGTTCCACTTTTAACAAATATTTCGCTTTGGCAAGCAGAGTCGATAAACTGGTAGCCCGCATTATCAATGCATATCATCTCCACGTTAAAGTTGCTTACTAAGTAATGTAGATACTTTATATGATTTTTTAAGTCTCCACCAGCTACTGCATAACTATGAACTAGCGTTCCAGTTCTATGCTCTTCGTCTATTTCCAAAACCGACATAGCAAAGAAGTCAGAGCTAGGGCTATTAGAGAAAGACGGGTCAATTCCAATTATATATTTCTCTGAAGGCTTTCCTTTTATAAGAGTCGTCGGCTCTTCTCCGTTTGGTATCGTACATTCATGCATCTTTTTCGCGCTGAAATAGCTGTCTGAGCCATCAGTAAACTGAGCGCAATATTCCCTCTGGAACGAGGAGTGGGACTGACCACCGCTTTGAGCTTCCTCGATAATAGTCTTATCAATCATCTGCTCCGGTAAAGCCTCGTAACTCATTTGCGAAATAAAATACGACGCAGTACTGTCTTTTTCTGGGTTGTGTATTTTCTCTGTCCAGTCTTGGTACGTTTTATATAGATTCTCGAAAGTATAACTAGCAGAAGATAAAGCCACCATCTTGGTATTGTTCTCGAACACCATACGGTCTTTTTCTTCCATAGCACCCTTCTCTATAAGGGAGTCTTCCATTTCCCTTATTTTAATTCTTTCAGCCATGTCTTGAGGAGCCACAAGGAATGGCATTAGCACTGTTTTAATTGTTTCCTCTGGCAGTAGTAAGAACTCATCCAGTACAAGAACGTTTGCTCTAAAACCACGAATTTTTTCACCAGACAAAGGAATAGCTGTAATCGTCCCCCCATTTATTTGCCACTCGTATTGGTCATTCCTTTTGGATGGATTCACAGAGAAAGCTTGCATGAGTAACTCTGCTCCCTTTGTTTTTACTAGTTTTTCTAAATTATTAAAAATAAAACGAGCGGTACGAAAGGTTGGTCCAGCTATAAGAATCTTAGTACCGGGATTAAAAATGCATTGCAGAAAACAAAATACAGAAGCAATAAATGTTTTGCCGCAACCACGACCCCATACGCACATGGAAAAGTTTTTGTTCATTAAACCCTTCAAAGTGATCTCTTGAAAGGGCGCTAGCTTCAAGCCAGAGATAAGCTCCGTAGTGAAGCTTAAGTTATGTCGAAGAAATTTAGCTAAAGATATTTTAGCTTCTTTATCTTCCAGTTCTCCCTCTAGCTTAACGAAGTTTTCGTTTAGGTTAGGAAATTTCTTTTCGTTGTCAGTCGCGTACCACATTATAGATTCTTAGTATCGTAGCATAACTGCAAATCTACGCCTCTCACTATACATCCTACGGTTAGAATTTTTTCAGTAACTCTAGACGCTTCATCTTGACCATCAACAAATAGAAATTGGATGTGGTTATTGTTTTGTATAAGCTGTCTTACTCTATGGAATATGAATTCTGGCGTAGCTTTAATCTTGCTAGACAACTCTCTTAAAGAATTAAAATTTAATGCAGAACTCAACTTCTTTTCAACAACTATAATCAAGTATGCATCCTCGGACTCTGCTCTCTCTATTTCTCTCTCGAACCTATCAAAGCCTCCGCTTATTGTTCCTATGAAGTCGTTTAAGGACTTTCTCTCTATGTAGGAATTACAAGACACCGATCTGTCGCTGAAGGTATAGTCCCCAAACTTAAGCTTTCTCACTCTGAAGTCTCTGTCGAATTTCAGTGGTGTTTGCTCTCTGGTGTCTATGAAAATTTTGTATTCATTCTTATCATACTCTTCTGGTTCTGGAATTTTAGTTACGTTTTCGAATCTATTCTGGTAGCCTATTGACTCGCATAACTTATAATAATTTCCGAACCTCTTATGATAGAACTGTATAGGGGGAAATAGCAAAGTCCTTAGCTCTACTTGAGTGGGGGAATAAACTAAAGACTTTTCTTCTTTTCTCTTCGTAAGTAAATCTTCGCAGTAATTTTTAACTGTTTCTTCATCTGACGACTTAAGCCAGTTTCTTAGGTTTTCTCTAGAGTTAAAATCTGTACTGAAGTATTGTTTCTTGTTTTTAAATTTAATGATTTTATTATCATGCTTGTCGTACCTAGGGAAGTACTTTTGGTAATACTCAACCATTCTGAGTTTATGAGCCTTAAGATGAGCGTGTAGCTTTCTATCTGACTCAAACTCTTTGCCGCAAACAGCGCATTTAACCATTAACTGCTTCATCTTTAGATAAACCCATTATCCTACACTTTACGTCGTCCATATCTTCGAACTTGTCTACTTCGTCGGAGACTACTTGCTTCTTTCTCTCTGCTAGCTCTATAAGTTTTTTTCTAGACTCTTCTTCTTTCCAGAGTTGAACTAGGTTTAAGATACTCGCGTTCTCTTTGATTTGATTCTTGAGTCTATCGCTTCTTTTTTCTTTTAGATCGTTAAGAAGCTTTTGTTGTCTATTAACGCATTGATTATATTCGTTTTGCGCGGTGTTGATCGATTCTACCAAAGCCATAGATATTCTCGCGCCGTCTGTTTGATCTGCGCTTTGATCTAGCAGTGCTTGAAGGTGCTCTACTCTTCTTTGGATATTAGAAGAGATAACAACTTCCGCAGATAGTACTATGTATTGGTCTACTTCCTCTTGGGTTAAATCTGGTTTGTCGTATGTATACCTAATAAAACTCGATTCGTACAACTCTCTGTCTGTGAAGCTGTCATAACCATTTATGATATGCAAAAATCTGTAGGTATGCATATAACCTATTAAGGCGTTTATACCTTTCTTTGTGCTTGCGGGTATGTTATTCTTATCAACCCCATCTAAAACAAACTTATTGATTCTAGCTAAAGTTTTATCAAAAGTCTTGGGTGGCTTGTATTCTACAATCTCTTCATTTGACTCTGGCTCAAATACAGATACTTGGCTAGGTAGAGTAGCTATGTAATCATTTACGACTCTAGCTTCTGAGCTTAAGTTGTTTAGCTTGTGATCTTCGAAAAGCACGCGAGCCATCTCGTGACCCCTCATAGTGCCTACGTTATTAACGATAAACTCTTTGTGTTCTTCGGTTAGGACTACATCTTTACCTTTGCTTTCGTGAGCTTTCTTAGCGGATATGTTTACAGAACTTAAAAATGCTTTAATGCACTTACCGTATTTACTTCTGCCGTCTTGCAGTTCTTCCGGTATTTCTGGAAAGCCAACTTGAACTAACTTCTTTAGAGAAGGAGGATTCTCTTTGTTAGAGTTCCATTCTTCAATTATAGAATTTTGCCCATCTGAAGATAAGCATATTTCCTCTAAACAAAATTCATCACGTTCCATAACTAAAAAATATCTAACTTTCCAGAGCTTATAAGATTTTTAGTTTTATCTATTATAGATTTTCTAATATTCTTGATTTGCTTATAACCCGGTGGTCTGTTTTTTTCTGTGCTTCTGTACCCCATCTTTTTTGCTGTTTCTTCTTCAGATAGGTTTTCTATGTATAAATACTGATAGACTTTCCATTCCGTTGGTTTGAGGTGAGTTTCCAGCGCTTTGTTTAGTCTTTTAAAGTTGCTCTCTAAATCGCAGTCTTCACTAGATGATTTAAATATTTCTTGAGAGTGGTTTTCTAAGGGCAAGGGTATTTTAACGTCGTGTGCTTTCTTTTTACTTTTTTCCCAAAATGCATATAAAGGACAGCTATTGTCTTGTTTCCCATATATAGAACAAAAATCTATACCTTCAGAGGCTGAACATTTTAAACAGGGTCTTGTGAAGTTAGAATAGTTATTCCTTATTAAATTTTTTATTTGATTAGATATTATCCTGTTTAACCAAGGAGCTAGTGGTTTTTGGGGATCATATAATTCCCACTTCATATATATGTGTATTCTTAGTATTTGGGCTACATCTTCGAAATCCATCCATGATATAGCCGTTAAGCTCCATTTTTTTCTACGCTTGTTTATTTCAAAATCAATCTCTCGGATAAAATCCTCGAAACTGACCTTAATTTCTTTTTCGCTTTTCTTTTCGTCTGGATCGGACAATTATTTTTTCCTTATTGATCCAGCCTCTTTTCGAAAATCATTCAAGAAGTTTTC